ATCCCGTTTTATCTGAAGCACAGATAAAGGAAGCAGTTGAGAAATTTGAAAATTTCTTAACCTCAAAGGGAGCTGAAATGGTAGCAAAAGAAGATTGGGGTTTAAAGAAATTAGCCTACTCCATTCAAAACAAAAAAAGTGGATTTTATCACTTGTTTGAATTCAAAGCTCCTGGAGATATTATTGAGAGTTTTGAAGTAGAATTCAGAAGAGATGAGCGTGTAATGCGCTATCTTACCGTAAAGCTCGACAAAGATGCCATCGCTTGGGCTGAAAAAAGAAGAGCAAAGTTAAACAGTAAAAAAGCCTAAAAATGTCTATCGAACAACAAGCAAAAGGAAAAAAAGAAGGAGATATCAGATATCTTACTCCACTGAATATAGATACCAATAAGAACAAAAAATATTGCCGTTTCAAAAAATTAGGTATCAAATATATTGATTATAAAGACCCTGATTTCTTATTGAAATTCATTAATGAGCAAGGAAAGTTATTACCTCGCCGTATTACAGGTACTTCGTTGAAATTTCAACGAAAGATAGCAGTAGCTGTTAAGAGGGCTCGTCACTTAGCACTACTGCCTTATGTAGCTGATTTATTAAAATAATTAAACGAAAGGAATCAATGGAAATTATACTTAAAAATGATGTCCCTAACTTAGGTTTTAAGGACGATATAGTGACCGTAAAGAACGGATATGGGCGCAATTATCTTATTCCACAAGGATTTGCTATTCTAGCGACTCCCGCTGCTAAAAAAGTATTGGCAGAGAACCTAAAGCAAAGAGCTTTTAAGGAAAAGAAAATTATTGAAGATGCTAAGGAACTTGCTAAAGCTATCCAACAATTGGAAGTTAAAATATTTGCTAAAGCAGGTGCTGGAAATAAGTTATTTGGTTCAGTAAATCATGATGATATTGCTCAAGAATTGCTTAAGGCAGGTCACCAAGTAGATAAAAAATATATCTATATAGCAGGAGGCAATATCAAACAAACAGGTAAATATGAAGCCTCTATACGCTTACACAGAGAGGTAATCGTTGCGCTCCCTTTTGAGGTAGTCGCTGAAACTAAATAGATTTATTCATAGATTTTAAATAGCCATCTTTCCTTAAAGAAAGATGGTTTTTTTATATTATTATTGTACAATGAACTTTTCTATCTATAAAGATATTTTATAGGTTAAATATTAGATTTTTAATAAAATAAATTAGAAATCTAATATTTGTAAGGGTTGTGATAGAGGAATGTTACCTTTGTACTACATTTTTATCAAAAAAATAACATTCTTTCTTACCACTGTACTTACCCTTTTTTTTATCTTTGCAGATGAAAATATTATGTGATATATGTATTTCTATCTGAAAGAACCAAACGGAGACAAAGATACAATAATTATTATTCAATATTACATCTCTGAAGAAAAAAAAATATTTAAGTACTCCACTGGAGAGGTTATAAACCCAAATGATTGGGACTTTAATGCTCGCTTACCAAAAACACGGAAGGGCTCGGAAGGGGTGCGTTTGCGCAAGATTACCTCTTACATTATGCAGTATAATGACTTCCTTGTTACTCTTATTGACAACTTTAAACTCAATAATGAAAGGATAAGTAGGGATAAGTTGAAGTTGGCTTTTGATAAACATTTTAAACCTGAGAGGGTATCACAGGAATTTGAGTATTTAACAGATTTCACAGATGACTTTATCTCAAACATAAGAGGTGCCGTTAATAAGAATACAGGGAAGGAATACAGTTATTCCTGTATTAGATTATATGTTAATACGAATAATGTATTAAAGCTGTTTGAACAGAGGAGGAAAAATCGTGTTAAAATAGTGGAGTATGACAGCAAAATAAATGATGAATTTATAGAATTTTGTACTCATGAGAGAGGGTACGGGTTCAATTCAATAAAATTATACGTAAATGTAATAAAAATTTTTCTTAGGAAAGCGAGGGAGGAGGGATACAATATAAATGTAATGCTGTCGGGATTTACCAGAACTAAGCATAGGAGTCTGTCGGTGGCTCTTACAGAAGGAGAAATAGAGCGTCTATTTTCCTTTGATTTCTCTTATAATAAGGCTCTTGAGAATGTACGGGACTTGATGATATTAGGGTTGTGGACGGGTTTGAGGGTATCGGATTTTATGAATTTGCCAGTGATTGACGCTAAGAGTAAGTTTATAGAAGTAGAACCAAGGAAGACACGCAATACATCTGGGGCAAAGGTAGTTATTCCTGTACACCCTCATATTAAGGAGGTAATACGGCTTAGAGGAATGCCAAAACCTATTAATTCTTCTCTTTTCAATAAACAAATTAAAGAAGTGTGTAAAGCAATAGGATTGTTTGAGGAAGTGGAAGGAGATTTGATGAATCCGGAAACGAAGCGGAAGCAGCGAGGAGTATATGAGAAATGGCAGTTGATGAGTTCACACACTTGTAGACGTTCCTTTGCAACGAATTTGTATTTGATGAATTTTCCGACGCTTTCCATAATGAAAATAACAGGACATACTACAGAGGCGAGTTTTCTAAAATATATCAAGGTAACTCCGAAGGAGCATGCAGAGAAGCTACTGGCACACTGGGAGGCATATTACAGTGGTAAAAAGTAAAAGGCAGGCAACTTATCCATTCACTTATTCAATAAGAGAAATTTTTATCATTATTATTAATTAGCAAAGAGGCTACCCATTTAGGATAGCCTCTTTTTTTAATGAAAAAAATAATTCAACAAATATGTAATGAATGAAAAAATACCCTTAAGGAGAAGAGTGCTTTTTAAGGCACTCTTTTTTTAAAAAAAGTAAGAAAACAAACAACTCTTTTCACTGGGCAAAGTTAAAGATAAGTGTTGGTTATAAGTGCTTGTAATTGCAGGCACCTATAAAAATTATAACTAAGTACCTTTGTGGTAGTAAAGTATAAACTAAGAGTATAGAGAGATGAAGTATCGATTTAGGGCATTACCATTGTACAATGAGGATAGCAAACATAGAGTGGACACTCAAAAGGGTGTTATTTATGATGTGGTTTTGGCACAGAGTGGGATGAATAAGAATGGTACGTACTTCTCAGAGCGTTTTCTCAAGGAATTAGAAGAGAGGGGGAATGAGCGTGGTTACATTAAGGCACGATTTGGTCATCCTGTGATGTGTGGGAATTCATTAGGATCGTTAATAGGGAGATATAAGAATTTTCGTGTATCTGGAGGGAAGTTATATGGTGATTTGTACTTAGATGATATAGCGAAGGATACGCAGGTGGAAGGACGTGGTATCTCAATGTATGATTATGTAATGAGAATGGCGACCTCCAACTCAGAGATGTTTGGGAATTCAATAGTAATAAGTGCGGATGAAATAGAGGAGCGATACATAGACAAAGCGGGTAAGGAGTGTGTGGCAGGCGGGCATGTATTAAGGGAATTCCTTGCTTCGGACTTGGTAGATGACCCTGCAGCAACCGATAGTCTGTTTCATTCCGTAGGGGATGATTTAGGGGTTTTGGTTAGTGAATTTCTTGATGATCACCCTGAGATATTTGAGGCATTGGATAAGAATCCCAGAATATTAAGGGATTTTTTTGAGAGGTACGAGGCATACAGTAGAAGAAAGAAATTGTAAATTGATTATAATATGAGTAAAGGAAAAGTATTAAGTTTTATCACTGGATTATTCAGGAAGGCATTTGATGTTGATTTGACTCTTGCCAATGGTGATATAGTTACTGTTGAGACGGAGGCGGAGACGCCCCAAGTTGGAGACAAGGTAACGCAGAAGACAGATGGAGGACAGGAAACGAGTCAACCGATAGCAGATGGTGAGTATCTTCTGAAGGATGAGCGGACGCTTATTATTGAAGGAGGTGCTATTAAGGAGATCAAGGAAAAAGCGTCCTCAGAGGAGTCGGATGCTGGAGGCGGTAATGCTTCACAGGAGGAATTTAATTCCTCTGTTAAGAATGACCTTGAAACACTTGCCAATGAGGTTATAGCATTGAGAAAGGAAAATGCGAGTCTTAAATCTGAGTTTGCAAGGATAAAGGAAATGCAGAGTCATTACCAAGTAGGAGACTCAGGAGGGGTGAGTAGTGCACAAGGGAAAGAGAGTGAAAAGCTAACCCTTGAGGAAATCAGAGAGCGACAAGGCTCGTACAAGAAATAATATAATATAAACTATAAACTACTATTTAAATGGCAGAGACAAAATTAAAAGAATTCATCAAGCAACCGGAGAGGGTCAAAGAATATATTAATGATATTAAGGACCTTGTACAAGAGCGTACCATTGGAGAGGCAAATGTTAAAGAGGCTATGACAGTGGTTGAGGATGTTACAAAGGAGACAGAATATGGGTATTATGGAGCCGTAGAGGGAGTTACCCGTAAGGATACGGGTTGTGGTATGGCACCGGTTCCTTTTGATGTACCTGTTCGCACTGGATGGTGGAATCCTGTAGCATTGCGTGTAACAATTTCTGAATGCTATGACGCATTGGAGAAGACATTTTTACAATGGTGCAGGGTGAAGGGTATAAAGAAGTTGCATATTGAGGACTCAGATTATATCAACTTCATAGTGGAAGTTCTTGGAGGAGCCATACAAACGGACTTCAACAAGTTTGCCTTCTTTGGAGATACAGAGATGAGTAATGTAGGTTCAGGGAGTGGTACACAGACCTTGAAGGCAGGAGTAGCAAAAGAGAACTATAATGCATTGAGTGGGCTTTATGCAGGTTTCCAAAAAATGGTTACTACCGATACGAGTAAGCGAGTAACGATAGAAGAGAATGCACAGGCGTCTTTTGCTTTGCAAAATGCATTAGCAGAAGATAGAGCGTTTAAGGTATTTACAGAACTTATTGATAAGGCAGACGCTCGTACTTTTGCCAGTGGTGCGCAACCGATGTTTTTGTCCACTTATTCCATGGTAACTAACTTATCTCGGTATATGAGGGCTACGTATAAGAACGAGCTCACATTGGAAAAGGTTGAAGGAGGTTATGAGGTTACAGAATTTGAAGGAATTAAAGTTGTTACACACCGTTGGGTAGATGAAATTATACGTCGTGACTTCTCAGATGGTAGTAAATGGAACAATCCTCACCGAGTTATCCTTCTTGATAAATCGGAATGTCAGCTTGGAGTGGACAGCATGAATTCCTTGAATGATATTGAGATTGAGTACATTGGGGGGAAGGATGAGCATGTATACATAAAGTCAGGATATAAGATAGACTTCCAACGTGTAATCGGGAACACTGGCGCAATGGCGATGTAAAAAATACAAATAACTATAGGCAGTTGTATGGGTGGGAATCCTCACCCATACAATTAATAAATAACAAAAAAGCATATATAAATGACACAATGTATAAATAAATTAGTTAAGGATTTAGCATTTGATTGTGATGACACGGTTAAAGGGATAGAGCTAAGTCTGTTACTTGTTAATAGAGAGGATATAGACTTGGGTGCGACGCAAGTGGATGGTAATCATATAAAGACGTTTGTTCTTAAGAGTGGCAAGACAGCATACAAGGTTGATTATGCTAAAGAGAGTCATATTTCAGTAAGTACGAAGCCGGAGTTTTCGGATGATGATTTCAATGGACATAAGCATTCAATAGTTCTTAAGATTTATGGGAAGGACAAGGAGGATTATGATCAGATAGACAAACTTGTATCAGGGGCTTCATTGGTTGCAATCGTACAGAACAAAGGGAAGAATTTGGAAAACACTTTTGATGTGTATGGTTACTATATAGGATTGGAGGCTACAGAGGGCGAGGGTCGCATAAATGGCGGGGTGTATACATTGACATTGAGCACACCGAGCAAACAGAAAGAGCCGAAGACTGCATTACGCTGGTTACAGACGGATTATGCTACTACTAAGGGCAAATTTGACAACAAATTAAGTGCTTAGTTATGGTGGCATTTACAGAAGAAAATCTAAAAAGATTATTGGAGGGTGGTTATGATAAGGCGGTGAGAGATGATAAGCAGACTTTCATCGCCTTTTACTCCTATTTATTCCATGAGAAGGATCCATGTACCACTTGCAATAACAAGTTAAGTCAGTATTGGCGATTGTTGGAGGAAGAGGGGGTTATGAGGTTAAGAGAAATACAAGAACAAATAAATAATAAGAAAATGGCAAAAGAAAAAGAAGAATTAAAAGAAGAGGTTAGTAGAAGTAATCATGAGGGACTTGTAGAGGGTTCCTTTAAGCTACGAAAAGAGATAGGTGCTTTGCAAATGGACTTCGGGAGTGCTGAGTGGTTCAATAATGATACACTTACAAATGAGATAGCCTTAAGGTATTTAAGCATTAATAAAAATCGTATTGCGAATTTTGAGCAATACCCTGAGGATTGGGAAGCGTACGTATAAGATAGGAAAGAGACATGGCGAGATTATCAGTAATAGAGTTAAATAAAGAGGTTCGCAAGACGAATGCTAATAAATATAAGGGTTATCCATTTCTGACCAATGGAGAGAATAATGATTATCCTACATTAATAGAGTTCCTTGTGAGTGGTTCTGCAACAGCGAAAGCGTGTGCGGGTGTTATTGCTGATTTTATCTTTGGCAAGGGTTTTTCTATAGAGAGAGAAGCGAGAGAGCGTGCGAAGGCACAAGGAGTTCGCTTTAGGAAGGATGATTTTTTTGTTAATGAGAAGCGAGAGACGCCGAACGATCTTCTTAAGAAGGTCGCTCGGAGCGTCTCAATTCACAAGGGAGCATACTTGCATGTGAATTATAATGCCTTCTATCAAAAAACCAGTATACAGGTAGTTCCATATAGAGATTGTAGACTGGGAGCTAAAGACAGGAATGATTACAGGGGGAAGGTCCTTGTGTATAACAACTGGGATAAGGTTAGGAGTCGTAAGGAGATAGATAAGGATATAGATGTAATAGATGTATATGACCCACGTCCGGAGGTGATACAGGCACAAGTAGATAAGGCAGGAGGTTGGGCGAACTACAAGGGGCAGATCTATTTTTTGAATCTTGATAGGAATGATAGCTATCCTTTAGCATGGGCAGATGTGATCATGTTGGATTGTGCCAGTGAGAGGAAATCATCAAAATTCACAAGGAATAGTTTTGATAAGGGATTTTTTGGCACGTATGCCTTTGTTACTTCTACGATGAATAGTGATCAGGATAGGGAGGAATTCAGGGATAACTTACGCAAGTCAATAGGCGTGGAAGCCGAGCAGAGTGTATTTCACTTTGAATTAGAGTTGAAGGGAGATAAGTTAGAGGATCAGGTATTGGTGAAGCCAATAGAGAGCAACGTGAAGGCTGATTTGTTTGAGTATGCAGATAAAAAGACAGCAAACAATATACGCAAGTCTTATGGGAATGTTCCTCCTGTTTTAATAGATTTCGTTGAGGGTAAGCTGGGCAATACTTCTGGAGAGAGTCTAAAAGAGGCACGTATATTCATGCAAGAGCAAATGCAGGAGGAGCGACAGGATGTACAAGAGATGTTCGAGGAGTTGTTCTATGGATTTGAGAGGGTAATATCCCCTAATGGGTTGTTTGAGATTAAATTATTGGTAGAAGATGAAGTTATTAACAAACAAACAGGAATGTAGTAATTATTTGACAGTTTCCTTCCATAGGAAGGAGGTTGAATTCAATAGATACATAAGGGAGGCACAGATATTTGATTTGAAGCCTCTTTTGTGTGATGATTTCTATCAGGATTTAATTAGTGAAAGTCCTCTAAGGGATTACAGATTATTACTTACGGGAGGCAGTTATACTCATGGAGGTAGAAGGTATGAGTTTGCAGGACTCAAAGCGGTATTAGCTTACTTCATCTATGCAAGATATATATTTACAGGACATCAGGTAGATACAGCTTTTGGAGTTAAAGAGAAGAGTTATCAGGATAGCGAGGGGATAAGTGGAGGAGAGCGTAGGGATATACGTAAGATGTATATACAGAATGCTAATGAGTTATGGGAGGATTGTAGGAAATACATAGAGAGGAATAAGGAGCATTTTCCTGAATGGGAGAAATGTAATGAGGGGTGTGGAGAGGGAAGAGTAAGGAGTAGTAATTTCAGAATAACATTAATATAGACATGCAGTGTATAGATGTATTGAGGGGGGATGCCTATTATGATTGTGCTGTTAATCCTTTGCGAGGGATAGAGAACAGGGTATTACTTATTAATTTCAAGGATATAGACAGGAGACGCACGTATATAAATTCAGATAAGACTGTTATAGAACGTTTATTTTTGTTATATAAGAAGCGAGGATACTTGTTTGAGGGGAAGCGAGGAAATTTCACAGGGAATCAAAAATATAGTAATGGTTATTTGCATGAGGTACAGATAAGGATATACAATGTAAATAGAGAGAATTTAAAGAGGCTACAGGAAGTTACTCGTGGGAGATTTGTGGCTATTATAGAGACAAAGAATAACACGGAGGATTATAGGGAGGCTTTTGAGGTGCTGGGTTTTGATAGTGGAATGAGGCTCACCTCCATGCAAAGGGATTACAAAGAGAGTAGTGTAAAGCTGACTTTTGGTACAGGGGAAGTGAAAGAGATATATCCGTTATATAAGTGGTTAGAAGGGGATTATCATGTAACGAAACAGCGATTTGAGAAGCGGCTAACGGAGGGTGAATTATTTAAGATATTTGATGAAACATTTGATGAAACATTTGAATAGAGATGACAGCGATAGAGAACATAATTAGAGAGATAGAGAGTGAGGTAAGGCAACATGGGAACACAAAGGCACGCATAGGAGCGGTATTGCGATTGCTTAAAAACAAGATTGTTGATTTGTTCAGCTCTGTAGGCGGGAAGTTAGACAAGGGAGGTTATACGGGGACGGCATTGGACTTAAATAGTGCAATTCTCCAGAGGGTAGTCAAAGAATCAGGGAAAGGGCTTTCCACGAATGACTTTACCCAGCAGTATAAGCAGCTGTTAGATGAATTGAAGGATTATGATATAGACTTAGATGAGCATACAACAGAGCTTATGTTAAAGAAAGGAGAGGTTGTTGTAAAG